AATGTTCGGTCGTCAATGTAGAAATAACGGTCGATGTTTCCGCTGCCAGCGTCGTCAGCGTACAACGCCTCCTCGAATAGCACCACATGCGCGCCATCCGGGAAGTCATCTTGATCAGCGGTCGTGCTGATCACGCGCACAGTAACAGAATAGCCGCCTTGTTCCTGGCCGCCGCTGATAGTATTGATGACTTCGGCGTCGTATGGCGCATTCGCTCCAGTGCGCTCGAAAATGAACGTCAACCGCCGCCCGATGTGTGTCTTTGATGACGTGGTTTCGGTGATGGTCAGGCCATGATAGCGCCCGCCAGGGATAGCGGCGCTATAGTTTACCGCAATCGGAGATGCCATTGTGCCCTGCGCCGCGCTCGTAGTTGGACTGGCCGTGCCGGGGAATGTCCAGGCATACGTTCCGATGGAATCGCTTGGGCTGTACGCCGCACTGCGCTCACCGATGTAGCGTAAGCGGCACAGATTGGTTTCGAGAAATCCAACCGCCGCCGGACCCAAACGCGCCAACGGCCCGTACTCCTGATTAGGCTTGACGTTGTTACCTGTGCCCGATCCGACCCAGGCGATGTCGTAATCCATCAGCCAGGCCCCGCCGCTATAGCGCGGGAATTTGGCGGCGATGCGATAGTCCTCGACCACGGTCAGGTAATCATCATCGTCGATGTCGATGGCATAGTTGCCAAGCTCAGATACCGCCAGGTTACCCGACGCCGCCGCGCTTTGGTCTCCGCGAACGCGCATCTGACCCTTGTCGCGCAGGCCGGCCGCCGAACCGATCCACAGCGTCATCCCGCTTTTGATGATTGCGCCGGTGGTCGGGTTGCCGCCATCGAAGGCAATTTGATAGAGAGGATAGGAGACCGCACCGAGAACTTGCGCGGTGAAGATAGTTTGAGGCCGGTGAATGCCCAAATATAGCCTTGTCCCGTGAATCTCGCTGCGTAAGATTGTCAGTTCGTCGGCGGTTAAAGCAGAGCGCATCTTGACAAGATCGTCCAATCTATGATAGAATCCAGATGCTTGAGGTGGTTGTGGCGTTTTTGTTTGTCGGCACAACGCAGTCGTTTTCCGGTAGCGCCATCCATCTCAAGCAAATGCGATGACAAAACGGAAGGCGACTGCGTTTTGCTTTGAACGCCACGACTAATGCGGTGCTGAGCATAGTTCGGTTGAGCAAGGCATGGGTATCACGCTACGATCCAACTCGCCTCAAGTTCAATATCCTCAACATGCACATCCACAAATGCCGCCGGACGACTAATACGGATGTAAGCTCCAACGTAATCCGTATAAATCCCTGATCCTGGCGCAGGTATCCTGATCGTATGTGACGATCCATCATCATATCCTAAAAGTGTGTTGAAATCCGCTGGCGTCATGTCGTCAAACATGAGCAGCACGCGCCGATACGTATTGCGCAGAGGCTTTCCACTATGCGCCCGCTCGATGACTTCGCGCGGCTCCCAACGCACGTCGTACGGATCACGCGGCATGTTGGCTGCATCTATCTGCATCGCCATTGGACTACCTCGGAGAAGTCAGCAGCCGATCAAATACATCATTGATATATTTCTTGTAGGCAGCGAATAATTTAGAAGTCTCGCCCGTCTCATTCTGAATGATGTTGTTCACGCGCCCGAAATGCGTGCGCCACATTTTCTCAATTTCGTTGAGATTAGTCTTCGCGGCCAGCACTTCTTTACGCCCCACAATTTGCTGGTCTTCCAGGCGGCGCTCTAAATTCAGTCTGAAGTCGCGCAACTGTCGATCCTGTGCAATGCGTGTATCTCGTGCGGTCTCTTCGTTCTGTCGCCGCATGGCCTCGATAGCTTGGCGTGCGCTATCTTCGGCCTGGCGGCGTGATTCTTCAGCCTGCTTGCGTGCTTCGGCGCGCTGGCGCTCTACATCCTCAGATTGATCGCGCTGCGACTTGTCCCGATCGCGTGTGGCGTTATCGATTTGCTCTTTGCGTGCATTCAGCGCGGCGGCCAGCGCGCGCGCATCACGGCGGCGAATCGCTTCCTCAATGGTCTGGTCGGATGACTGTCGAATCTGCCGCAGCCGCTCTTGATAATCCTCCTCGATACGAATGCGCGAGCGTGCCGATTCCTGGTCGATGTCGGCCAGCCGCGCGCCCAGATCGGTTTCGGCCTGGCGCATCGTGGCGATGCGCTGCGCTTCGATGCCGGCCATCTGCTGCGCATTGCGCCGCGCCAGATCGGTCAGCCGATCCGCCTCGCGGATGGCGATGTCTTCTAATAAACGGGTGCGCTGTCGGGCTGCATCGATGCGGACGTTAGTCAGATTGCGCTCGGCTTGAACGACTGTGGCGCTGACATTCTGCTGCGCCGCCCTGCGCGTTGCCTCCATCCTCTCCAAGCTGACACCTTGCGCCGTGTTGAATCGTTCAATCTCTGCGGTCAAATCGGAATAGCCAATGCCTGAGCGCCGCAGCAACGATAGATATTCCTCCAATGTCCGCGACGATTGCAGGATAATGTCGCGGAACTGCTCCATCGTAATTCCTGCATCTTTAGCCTGCACGCCGAGGGTGTGCAGAGGATTACGCCGAATCTCCTCAGCCAATTGACCCATCGCGCGCTGTGATGCGGCCCCCAGTTCGTCTACGATTTCAGCTGCACCCTTGCCTTCACGTTTCAGAGTTTGGAAGAAGTCTTCATAAACTGGCTCCAGATTTTTGCTTGCGTTTGTGAGCAACGTCGCCTGCCGAATCAGGCGCGTCAATTCGCTAATAGTTGGCCCCAAAACGTCGTCTAATAACCCGCCGATAGCCTGTTTGACCTGGCCAAATGCGTCGCTGAGTTCCTTCACCCGTTCGGGGTTTGCCGCGCCAATGAAATCAAGCAGCACCCGTCCGCCCTCCATCAGCGGCGCAATCAGCCCCTGGCGGATGAAAAAGCCGGCCTCGCCGATGGATTTCAGGCCGGCCAATGCTCCCCGCACACCTTCGGGCGTGTGCTTCGAGCGGATGATGATGTCAAAGATTTTGGTCGTCGCCACGATTGCCACTCCGCGATGGCCCGCTCAACAAGTCGGTATTGTACGCCAGCAAAATCAATTCCTGCCTCTCGAACATCCCCATATTCTCGACATCAAGATGCGACAAGGTAGCCCCCGTCGCCAAGTTGTACGCTCGCGCGATCGCCGCCGATTGGAAAATCGACGGCAGGCGGTCACTCATCCGATCTAAGATGAGCGCCGGGACTTGGAAGCCTGCCGCGATTTGGTTGAGTTGCCAGCGGTAACGGCTGACCGCGCCGAGACTTTTTTTTGCATGTCCTGGAAACGGTGCGCAATGCGCACGGTATAGGCTGTGATGATCGCGCCGAGTAGTTCCACATCGTATTGACCGTTAAAAAACGCACTGCGCACCGCCTCGGGGGTAGACAGGTCGAGACCCGATTCGCCCGTGTCAAGGACAATCTCGGCGATGGCCTCGAAGTATTCGCCTTCGGCTTGCTGATACTCCTCGTCATTCCACGGCTTGCCGGTATCGATCTGCTCTTGATAGCGCGATGGGCCGAGGAGTTTCAGCCACACATCCGGCGTCGGGCTGCTCCAGAACGTCCAGGCATGATTGGGGAATTCATCGCCGAGCGCATCGAGCCGGATGCGCTCGCGGCGTTTGAAGGGTTGTGAGCCGTTGCCAGATACCATCTTGACTTACCTCGATTCTATGATAGACTATACCTGCTTAGGCGGTCGTGGCGTTTTTGTTTGTCTGCATATCGCCGCTGTTTTCCGGTAACGCCATCCGCCTAAGCAACGTGATGACAAAACGGAGGACGGCGGCGATTTGCTATCAGCGCCACGATCAACCTGGTGGAGTCCGGCATAGCGCAGCTGTGAGCGGTGAAGTTCCGAGCGGACAGGCGGAGTTGAGAATGGCGAAGAAAGGACTGGTTTGGCATGGGCAACATTCTGACTGCGAAGGTTCGTATTGTCGGCGTCAAGCCGATGCTTCATCATCGATTCGGGCCGGATGCACTTCCGCTCGAAAAGAAAGAACGTTCGGGAGTAGCGGGCAATGATCCCGAAGAGTTCCGCAAGACCGTCAGTGTTACGAGAGACGGTCAACTGTTCATCGATGCAACCTATGCCTTCGCCGTCATCCGCGAAGGTGCAAGGAACACGAAGCGCGGACGCGGATCGATTCAGTCGAACGTGATCGCCACGTTGCAAATCGTCGATTCGATCATTCTGATCGACCGTTACTGGCCGGGATTTCCGAACGGTCAAGCCTTCGACATTGCAACCGCCGATCCGCCGACGCGAGACCCGGAAGCGCCGGTATATCTTGATGTACGCGGCGTGGTCAATCCGAGCACGAAAGGGCGCAATGTCCGCTACCGCGCTGCCTGCTCGCCGGGCTGGTCGTGTGAATTCTCGATCCTGTGGGATAAGACCATCGTCAGCCGTAACGAAATGGAAGCATCGGTTATCGACGGTGGACGGCTGAGCGGTATCGGCAGCGGGCGCAAAATCGGCATGGGCCGGTTTGAGGTTGCCTCGTTTGAAGTAGCTGAGTAACGCGGTAAGGTGTTGGTCAGGTAAGGCGTTGTCAAGTCTGGCCGCGTCAGGCGTGGAAGGGTTTTGAACGGCGTGGTGCAGTCCGGCAAGGGATTCGTGGCCCGAACACTGTGCCGCAAGGACAGGCCGAGTACGGTCTTGCGATGTGCAGTGAAGCGAAGCGCAGTCTTGACTGGCAGGGAAAGGTCGGGCAAAGTTGAGTATAGCAAGGGATTCACAGTGCCCAAACGACGACAGCCGCGCGAGATATGGCAACAGACACGCCTCACCGTTTTGCAGCGCGACGGTTTCATGTGTGTTCATTGCCATATCTCTGTAGCCGTTGAGACGGCCCATATTGACCATATCCGATCCGGCAAGCTCGCCGGAAACGAATTGAGCAACCTGCGTACACTGTGCCGCCGTTGTCATGTGCTGCGTTCTGATTTCAGGCATCGCGGCATGATCGCGGCGGCTTTGCGCGATGGCATCATTCCCCCGAACTGGCGCAAGTTGGTTTGGGATGGATAAAACATGCGGCAGAGCGAAGCAAGGCGTAGCCTGGCAAGGAGCAGCACGGTCTGGAGCAGTAAGGCAAGGCATGGGTTTTACCTAGTAAGCACCGTTCTTGCAATTTGCAAGCGTACATTTCAAGACATTATCGGCAGAATGTGCCTTCGTGTACGCAGTGAAGTCGGCGACGATCAAGCCTTCATCCTCGACTGGATCGAGTGTAATCCACACCAGCTCTGTGCATTCCAGCAGCAGGTTTTGATAAGTCGTGCTGGTTACGCGGTAGGGGCTAGTAAACGTGAATTCATAATTCGCCAGCGCGTTGTTCACCCAGTCGGCATACTCCGCATTATCGTCAAACCACAGCCGCCCACTGATTGCTATCGTGCGCCCGCCATCGACCACGCCCGCCGGGTCTTGTGAACCCGTCGCCGCGCGGCGCAGGCGCGTACCCGTGTTGATCTGGAAGTTCGCCGCCTGGATTTTGGCATTGGCAACCCCGCCGCGCGTGACCGAGCATACCCACGACGGCCAGGGCGTGAGCGGTGGCAAGCGATAAGTCGGGTCGGCGACTGCGGTCGGGAACTTGCCCGCCAGCGTTGGCGTGATGACAAATAACCCTTCCTCTTCAGTCGCCGCGAAAGCCAAGTTGAGCTGTGGAATTGCCATGCCGGTATAGCGCCAGATGTTGCCGCTGCCTGCTGCCGGATCGCTGTGCTCGTCGATGCTGAGTGAACCGCTCGTATCCGCACAGGTGATGGTATGTGCGGTCTGGACGATACCGGTCGCCGTCAGCGCCGCCGTGCCGGTCGCCCAGCCCGTGACGACGATGCTGGTCACGGTCTTATAGCTCAGCTTGCTGTAGACCGTATACGACTGCGCGGCAGTGAGCGCGGGCGTGACGATGGTCTCCGAGATTGTCCTGTCGGCTGGATCGGTTCCGGTGATGACGATCGTCCCTGCGTTGGCAGTGCCTGGCGTATTTTCCGTGAGGACAAATTTCACGTAGGGATATTTCGTTGCGGTCGGCTGCGTGAGCTCGCCGCCGTCAAATGTTTCTGGTGTCTCATCCACCACACCCGCCGTGATAATCGCCGCATCGTTGGTATCCGCCGCCGAATCTGCACCCAGGGCACAACGCAAAAGCAGCCCGCCGACATCCGACACGAACGGGATTTCGAGGCTGCCCTCACTGCGCCGTGCACCGCTGACGGGCACGTGCTGGTCGATGCTGCGCTGTCCCGTCGCGCCTTTGCTGCGGTGTTTGGCCTCGATGCGCTTGAGCGCGCCGAGCGGCGAAGCGGTAATGAACGACATCCATTTGCCGCTGTTCATGTTGTATTCGAGTTCGTTGGCCGGCGCCGTGCCCCAGGCGACATCTTCGCGGCCCATGCGCAGCCAACGCAACCAGGTTGCTTGTTCTGTCATGTTATCCTACTCCTATCTCAAGTTCGTCGGGAGGTTCGATATTCGTCGCCGACGGTGTTCCGGGAATGATGAATGCGCTGGCCGTCTGTTGCCAATAGGTTATGATTTCAGCCTCGGCCCCGTCGATTTCTGCGACGTGATCCACAATGTCCACGGTCGAATAACCGACCGAGACTTGACCGGATTCGATGTAAGGAAAGTATAGACGAACGCTAGGCATAGCTCTTGCCCTTCGATGTGTCTTTCGTCTGGGCGAAAGTCACACGCCACCAGCCGCGCTCGTACATCGGGAAGATAGCTTCAATGCGATAGTTCGGCAGGTTGCCAGACCAGGCCCCGCCGCCGCTGCGGTTCGTCGTTAGCGTATCCAGAACCTTGCGCGCCTGCTCGCGCATGATCCACTCGGTCGGGCGCAACCAAATCTGATAGGTGACGCCTGCGCTGATAGCCGTGCCGAATGCCTGACGCAGCGTGAGCGCCGTCGCGGTATTGCTCTGAATGCGCCGGTGATCTACCGTGCCGTCGGCATACGTCACCCATAGCTCGTGGCTGTTGGCGAATTCATCTACTGTGAAAGCCGCGCCCGAATCCGTCAGCGTCGTAGTCGATCCTGCCGTTGCCGTGCCTGATGCGAACGGCACAGATACGCTTGCATCGCTGGCGTCTGGTTCGCCCGGCTTGTCGCTCCGGATCATGTAGCCGTAAATCGTGGCCGGGATGCGCTCGCGCTGGTGCATGGTCGCTATCTGCTCAGGGTCAACGCCGTCCACGAACACGACCCAGAAATACGCCAGCTTCGCGGATTCAAAGTCGGCCAGCACGAGCTTGTCGAAGTCTTCCGAGTTCGGCAGGAACGGCACGGATTCAAACACCTTGACACCTGTGCCGAGTGCGGTGCGGATGTTTGCCGCAACCTGCTCGTATGTCTGGTATTCTGGGTCGATAGAAACCGTCACCGTTTAGCCTTCCTTCGACCACGCATTCAGGATTCGGTCAATTGCCTCGTCCATCGTCTTGACGATGTAGGCTTGCGATGCCTCGAAGCCCTTTTGAAACATAGCTGCGCCCACTGTGCCCTTTGTGGCGATATGGGTTGCTACCGCCCAGGCAATACTCAAAATCCCCTTGCGCCGTGCCTCGCGCTTAGTGATTTTCACGCGTCGTCTCTTAGGTGGATTGCGCTCGGTTAATCCCTTGCGCGCCACCCACAATGCAATCGCCTCGACCGGCGGCATCCTGCCCGGCTTGCGCCCGAACTCGACCGCGTTCACCTTCGGCTCGTAGTCGCTGCTGGAGACGATACCTTCCAGGTTGACGCCGCCGATGTCAGCCTTCACGCCAAGAATATCGTCATAGATGCTATCACGCAGAATTCCCGTATTGTCCGGCGTGAAATCCACTACTTGCACCGTTGTATATCCGAGCGCGTCATCAAGCCCGATGCGCAACTCGCGCTCGACGATGCGCGGCCCTGAGACCGGGAAACGCTGCACAAAGCGGTCAATCTGCGAGGTGTCGATTTCGAGCGTGAGCGGATCACCCATCAGCGTTTCCGTTTGTCGTGATAGATGAAGTCGCGCGGCGAATACGTGCCGCGATCTATGTCGCCGAACTTCATCGCTGGCGCGACCGTCGCCTCTTCGCCAATGCCAAGCAGCGCCTCGTACTCATTCAGGAAATTGGTAGCGCGACTGGCATACACATCGCTCTGATTGCGCCGATCGGCGATGTCGGCAGACAAGCCGCTATCGATGTTCTGCGCGTATTTGGCTGCCAACCACACACAAACGTAATGCGCGCCAAGTGCGCAGACGGCCTCGAAATGCCCAAACGGGATGTCGGTCGCAGTGGGTGTGCCGTCAAACACGTAGCGGCCCGGATAGTACAGACGGATCGTATCAGTCGATGCGGGTCGATGATTCGGCAGATACAGATACTCCGTGTCGTCTACGAAGACAATCTCGAAATCCTCGTCCTCCAACAACTGTGGTACTTCATCCTCCGAGATCGTCGGGGCCGGAATGTCAGCGGCTTTGATGTTGCTGTCTCGATACGACCAATCCGGCAGACTGGCGACGACCTCAATCACGCCTGCGCTGTCCGTGCCATAGGCTGCCCAGACTGTGCCATTGTAGGTATAAAGAGAGTTCGTCACGCTGGATTGATCCACGCCAAGCACAATCTCAGTCGTTCCGTTGGTGTAGGTGTAACTGGACGGCACCAGTGCCGCGTAATACGTGCCCGCCGCGAGTGGTCGCGGATCTGAGAACTGAAATTCGACTTTGCCCGCCTCGAAGCCCAGAGGTAAGGCAGTGAGAACCGTCAGGCTGTTCGATGTCTGTAACGCCCCGCTTCCGGGTAGGCTGGCCGATTCACCGCGAATCTGGCAGGCCAACGTCCCGGCCGGGCTGCCCGTGCGCTGCAACATCACCCGAACTGCGTGTATCTGCATCCGGCGCGGCAAGGTGAACTTGATTGCAAACTGTTTATCCGCTTGATCCGTTCCGCTGCTGGTGAAATCCACAGCGGCATCGCGCGTTGTGTCGGCCACATTGACGACCTGGCCGTAGAGGATGTAATATGCGCTGCCATCGCCAGCAAAATCTACCGTTCGGATGCGCGGCTTGTCCTGGCTGTAACGCGAGAGCGCCGAATCGAGTGCCAGCACTTTATCGGCTGCCGTCACCTGCCGCGCATCGATGCCGCGCAGGATGGCATCGAGCTTGTCGGCGAAATCGGCCTGCAAAATTCGGCGTGTCATCTACAATCCTATCACCTGAAGTGCCCTGAGAATGACGAACATCATGATTGCGGTCACGATAAACCACACGATAAGGCCAATCCAGAGACCAACCCATCTCCAGAGTTTCAGGCCCATCACGGCTCCAGATAGAGAATCAAGCTCGCCGTCTTGGCATCACCGCCGTTGGCGATGGTCAGCGTGAGCGGCCCGACGACCGGCTGCATATCTTCAACCGCATTACCCACCGAGTACACCAGCGCCACTCCTGCCGCGTCCTCAACCTGCTTGCGTACCAGGTGCATCCCCGCCGCGAGCGTGGTCTTTGTGAAGAGCGTGATTGCCTCAGCATTGGCAATGGTTACATCAATCGCCGCCGCTGTGCCGAGGATGACGGCGATGCCGTAGAGCTTGCCGACGAAATTCGGCGATGTCTTCGAGGCCGCGCCTGCTGCTGTCGTTGTGAAATCCCATCGCCATGAATCCATTGTTTGCCTCCTAAACGCAACGGGCGCGGCGCGCGGTCTCACACCGCACCGCCGCGCCCGATAGGCTCTGTCGTGATTAACCCTTTGCTTGTTTCCGCTTCCCCGCCGTGAGCCGGACATCCTTCGGTGAAATCTTCCCGCTCTCGCGGTGCGGCTCGACCTCTTTCAGATCGACGCCGAGATCGGCTGCAACACGCCGCGCTTCATCGGAAGCTCTGACATCTGGCGGCAATTCGGGTAACTTGGCAACGGATGGCGCAGACTCAAGCGGAGGCCATCTCAGCTTATTGCCTCGGATCAAGATGACGGTAACGTGATCTGCGTAAACGCCCGACGCAAGTACCTCATCCGCCTTGACGCCCAGACCTTCGAGCGCCGCCTCAAGCGTCAGCTCAGGCATTCTTGGCCCCGACCAATGCGTAGACGATAATTCCAACGCGGGTATTGGCCGCCGCGCTATTGGCGTCGAACGAGATGACGCTACCCGCCGCGATGCTGATTGGAGTCTGTGCGCCGCCCAGGTGGGTAGACTTCCACGTGCCAGGCACATCCAGATCGGATGCATCGAGAGCGGTAATAACGCCGGTTCCATCGTCATTGATGTCGATGGTGAGGCCCGGATCGTCCACCGACGGGGATACGGTGACACCGATGATAGTCAAAGGCACGTCGGTTGTGAAATACCGGAACAACGCGCCAAGCGTGACGCCGACTTCACCTTCGACGAATGAGATTGCAATCATATCACCCATGACGCCTCCTAAACATTCTTTGCTCCGACCAGGGCGAAGATAAGCACGCCAACGCGCGTATCTGCTGCTGCATCATTCGCATCGAAGCTGATTTTGCTGCCCGCTGCGATGGATACCGGCGTTTGCGCCCCGCCGAGATGAGTCGATTTCCATGTGCCCGGCGTGGCCTTCGTTGCGCAGGCAATCGCCGCAATCGCAGCCGCGCCGTCGTCGTTGATATCGATGGTCAGATCAGCATCGTTCGCCGATGGCGAACAGGACACGCCGACGATAGTCAGCGGCACGTCTGTAGTGAAGTAGCGGAAGTTGTCACCCAGGGTGACGCCAACTTCGCCTTCGACGAAACAGATAGCGATCATGTCACCCATGTTGACCTCTTAGTTGGCGCTGACTGGGCCGACCTGTACCCATTTTGTCGCCACGCAGACCAGCGGTACAGTATCGTATTGAGTGAGAACCAGGGCACCGGTCAGGATGAAATTACCGGAGTCCGCAAGATTGATGCTCTGGGCTTCCTGGTTATAGAGCACGAGTTGTGTACCATTCGTCACACAAGCCGCGATAGTCGGGGTAACTTCGGCTGCTGGCGTGAGAACGACCAGGCTGTTTGTCGGCGTGATGGGTGCGCCGTCGGTTGGCGTGATGCTCTGCGAGGCATGAATCACGAATGCGCTCGCGGTCAGGTTGCCTACTACACTGCCCGTACTGGTGACGGTCAGCGTGCCAGAGACAACGGTATTGCCCGTGGTATCCGCCACGCTAAAGGCGCTGGTGTCCATCGTCAAGCCACCATTCAGCGCCGATGCGCCTGCGACGTTCGCCGTTCCGGTCGCAGTGATATTGCGGCCCGCGATGTCGTTGCTACCAACACTAATTCCGCCCGTCCAACCGGACGAAGTGAAATCGCCAACCTTCGCACCGCCAGCAGACACGCCGATGTCATTTGCGCCAACGAGGTAAAAGCCAACGTCGGCATCACTGGTGAAGCCGAAAGCGGGTTCGGATACGCTGCCATCTCCGACCTGGAGCGTATCGAAGTTCGTCACGCCCTGGGGCGAGACAACCAATTCTGCGCCAGCAACATTCAGCGCGAGGTAAAGCGACAGGAGCGCACCGAAGGCCGCCGCCAGGCTGACGCCGATTGCAGTCCAACCTCTGATCGTAAAGTCCTTCATATAATTGCCTCCTTGCTTTTCAGCATGGACATGGTATACTGTTCTCGTCTAGGCAGTGCGGTTGTCGCGTGTTTTTGTTTTCTATATGCTGCCCTTGCTGGCCGTGCTGCCTAGACAACAACACGGACAATCCAGTTGGGGCAGCACCTTTTCAGGTGAGACATGCTAGTCAAATGCGCTAAATGCAGCAAGGAATTTGAGCGGCGGCCTAGCAGACAGAGATATATCAACAACTACTGTTCTCTAGAATGCTATGGAAATGCGCCTACTTCAAAACTCGTGCCTTGCGTTACCTGCGGAAAACCCGTGAAGCAGAAACATCATCAGCGCATTCGTAATGATGGCCGATTCTGTTCCCGCGAGTGCTATCACAAATGGACAGACAAGCGAATCAAGATCAAGTGCCTGAACTGTGGTATTGAATTGTTAAAGAGACGATCATCGAATCGGATATTCTGTTCCATGAAGTGCAGAGCTACATACTACAGTGGTGTTCGTAGCAATTTATATACCAACGGTTCACATGTCTCAGATGGATATGACCATTTGAGAAAAGCACATTGGTTCAAAGTTGCTCGACACATACGCAAGCGAGATAGCTATTCTTGCGTGATTTGTAAAGTTCACCGGACATATCGAAACAGAATCAGATTAGATGTCCACCACGTTCTACCCGTCACTCAAGGTGGCACTGACGATGATTCTAACTTGATTACTCTATGTCGCTCGTGCCATTCCATCTATGAGCGACGGGTAGATTTACGTTCGATTCTTCTTTACGTCGTTAGCCAGTTACATTAACCAGCTACGTTGGATTTATGAAGGCTTCTCCAATCCGCCACAGGCGCGACGCGATAGGTGCTGCTGAACTCGAACCCGAACTGGCGAACTTTGTAGCGGATCGCATCGTTCGAGAATAGCACGCCGGCCTTCTCGTCGGATGCCTCGAACAATTCCGGCGTCCGCTTGCCGCGCAACCAGATGAGCTTGATCGGGCTGACGCCGCTCGGCTTGGCGACGAGTGCCCAATCGGTCACATCCGTCCAAACTGGCACTTCCAGAACCTTGATCTTGTTGTAGTACGGGTTGGGATCGTTGTTGGCCGAACCAGGGATTTTGTCAGCGCCGACAATGCGATCGGCGGCTTCGGTCAAATCGACCGGCACGAGTAGGTAAGCTGGCATGACATCCATGCCGAGCCGACGCCCTGCGCCAAGCGGTTGATCGGTCTGCTTCTTCATGGCGACCACGGCGGAGTTGAGAGCTGCATAAGACAGCGCCGTCGTGAGCAGGTTCGCATGCCCACCCGCTGAGGTTGCCGCTGTGGCGTTGAACAACGCGCCGCTATCTGAGAGCACCGGGCCGGCTGCGGTATTGGTGGTGAATACCTGCGCCACACGATCGGCGACGGTGTTGTGCCAGGCTTTGCTGAGGCGGTCGGGGAGCGTATTGAGTTTGTTGATCTTGTCGCGCAGGAAGGTTTCCAGTGTGACTTCGATGTAGTTGCCGCGCTTGACTGGGGCCGCCGTCTCTTCCTCGTCTTCCCAATCGAGTTCGGTGTAGGCATCGCCTTCGGGCACAATGGAGAGCGTTGAGGCTCCAAATAGCCGGACAAGCGTCGCGCTGTCGTAGGTGTCCACGTCGAGTTCCTCGACGATGTCGCCCCACCACTGTTCTTGTACTGCGTAGTCCGCAGCCAACATGACGTTGACTGCGTTTTTGACGATTGAGGTAAGCGTTCCGGTATTGAGATTGGCTTCGATTGCGCGCGCGCTGAATCGGCCTTCTCCGAAGAAGTCGGCCTGATTGCGGTCGCCGCCACCAGTCAAATCCCAGTACCATTCATCGAGACCGGAATACAGCGGGATGGACGCCATCGAACCGCCGCCCGACTTCCAGCCCTCGACCGCGCGTGCCGACAAGCCGAACGATGGATCGGCAGTGGCTTCCTGCGCGGCGCCGATCACCGGCGCGCCATCTTTCCACTTCATCTCGAACGCTTTGGCGAACTTGCGTAGGCCGTTCGGGCCCCAGACCCGACGCACGAAGCCAAGGACAAATTGATCAGCTTCGTTCACGCCGACCTTGATCCGTGGGCGGGCACCGCCATGTCCAGTCACATGGCCCAGATCGGCATCAGCCAGGAATGCCGCGCGGTGTTTCTCGATGGTCGCCTTGATAGTGTTGGCCTCGACTGCACGGCCCTCGAACTGCTCGCGGATGAGTTCGCGGATCGGCTTCGATAAGCCCGATTCGGTCAGCGCCGCTTCGAGTGCCTGTTGCGACTGGCTGACGCGCGCCGCTTCGAGGATGCGCTCAGCGGTCGCTTTCGCTTCGGTCAGCTTGCGGTCGGCCTCTTGGAGTTTCCGATCCACATCGGCCAGTCCCGGCGCAGGCGGCGCCTGCACCGCAACTGGCGCAGGCTTCGCGCCAGCGGCCTTGACCACGGCCTCGATCGTGCGCAGTGCGTACTTCGCTGCCGCGACTTTGGCCTCGGTCGCCTGCTGCATTGCCTCAGGCGTCACTGCCTCGGCGGGTGGTGCAGCACCCAGACCGGCCTTGATCTGCTCGAGCATGGCCTTGAGTTGCGCCTTCCCGTCATCTGGCAGCATACTAGCTTCGATTGCGGCCATAATCTGCTCGATCTGTTGCATCATCTCTTCCATGTTCGCCTCCCGTGCGTGTGGCACGTGTTGTAGAGATTCCAGCGCACGCACGAAACGACCGCCGGCGGCTGGGTCGCCCACCGCGTCAACAGAGATGACGCGGGTGATTTTGTTGACCAATTCAAAGACTGATTCACCGATGCGTTTGCGAACGAAATCGCGCAGCACATCGATGCTGAGACCAATCGTTTTGAGAATGCCACCCTCTTGCGCCCGCACCAATTTGCGCGCGAAAGCGTCATCGACTGTCTTGAATATCGCGCGCATACTCTGCGTCGCGCGATCCCAACGCACGCCGACAAGCGAGCCGAGCCAGTCACGGCCCGGCGGTCGCATGCCGCCGCGCTGCTGAAATTCCGCGTCAGTCAGATGATCGTCGTAGACCTTCGCGCCCTCGAACATTGAGGTGGCAGCTTCAAGCGCGGAGATAGACCACAGGCGGCTGTTCTTGGATCGGATGTACTGCACGCCCTCGATGGTCTGTACATCGCCTTGCGTTTCGGGGCCGATAATGACGACTTCCCAGGAGCGGCCTGTTTTGTCCAGCGGGGATTCGAGGTGAATGTCAGAGAGGGTGACGCGTTGTCCAGTGAAGGCTTCGGCAGAGATGTTGTGCTTCTCCATCTCCGACTTGAGATCGAGACCTTCGACGACTGATGAATAGCAGATGGCGATAGCGCGTTCCTTCTCATAGCCTTGTTCGGCCATGACCTGCTCAACGCAGGAATCCATCGCGGCTATTTTGTCGGCGGGTACGTTGGCGTATGGCATAGGCAAATAAAAAGGGCAATCAGCTCAAAAGCCGATTGCCCTAGACCCCAGTTCCCCCGAAGGGGAAGTTTATCAAAGGGACTTGCTTATTCAGTTACACGCTTATCCTACAACTTTTCTCGCCGATTGTCAAGACGTTGGTTTTGGGTTGGTTTTTGCCGCCATTCCGCGATGACCGACTCCATCGCGCGGACTGCAACCTCGGCTCGCTCCGGCGACATTCGCACGATCACGCGCGCGTAGCTGATGACCAGGCGCGCCATGCGCGGCGGGATGTCGCGCGGGAAGACAGGCTTTACGCTCATGTGCGCCGCTCAATCTCTGAGGCTTTCTCGCGTGCTTCACGGTTGGGAATATAGTAGATCGTGTTTCCGATTGCATCGAAGGCAAAGAAAGCATAGATTTTTACAAGCAACCCTGAGTCGCCAACGGGTAGAATGACAAGCATTTTGTTGAGATGTATCAACCTCCCATCTGGGGTTTTTACGTCAATCAGATCAACCGGGACAATGCGGGGCACATTTGATGTATCCCACAAAGGCGATTCGGTTTCACTGGCCGATATTGCGCGGGTAAACATCTCTGCAATCATTTTACGCGCACCTGACCAGAAAACAGTGTAATCATCTTCCGCAATCATCTTAACCTCGTCGCTCAATTTCTTGCTCTACGCGCGCCGTTGTGCGCGGCACGAAGTCACCGTATCCTTCGCGCCATACGATATGTCTGCACCGGCAGTTAATCGTATTCTCCGCGCTACCGCGTGGATCGCGCGGATACATGAGTTTCTCTTTCGGCCCGCCGCGCTCAGCAGCGACCTCGAATGGTTCATCGACTTTCACTCTCTGCCCATGCGCCGCGAGATGTCCGCTGCGTGTGCGGTGATCGCCCGTGGCAATCCAACCCTTTTCAACATCCGGCGCCGTCTCTGCTACCTGCATCAAGCGCGCCTGTGTGCTGATGGAGTACACGCGCCCGACCTCGGTACGAAAGATGGATTCCGCGCGCGCCGAGATACCTGTCAATTCGCTCAGCTTGTCCTTTGCGCCGACAATATCTGCAATACGCCGCTGCGCCTCGAATGGCGACATCAAGCCGAGCATGGATTGCGTAAGCGTTCCGTTTATCGTCGTGCGCACATTCTCGCTGATTTTGGTAATCAAATCGGCGCTGAATCCTTGGAGCGTGGCAACCACAAGCGGGTTCAGGCGCGCCGGATCCAGGCGCAAGCCCGAGACTCGCAAGGGTTCATCGACCGATTGCGCGCCGAGACGATAGGCTGACGTTTGAATCTCTGCGAATGCGTCGGTGTACTGCCGACGAAATCGCTCCATGATGTCGTTGACCTGGCGCTGTAGGTTTTCTAGATTCGACAAGCGCCAGCCTTCAGCCGTCAAGACGCGCTGGTTAATCTCACGCAGAGCGTCTTGCAGCAGGCGCACCGCACGCCGCACGGCTTCATCCTCTAGGCGGTTCGCTTGTCGAGCGAGTGCGTCCAGCATAGCGATGTAGTCGCCTTTACTACCCTTGCGTGGATCGTCAGGCACTAGAAGTAATCCTTATTTCAAATTCTCCCAGATTGGTTTCTGGCATACTTTCTCCCTCAATCCAATCCGGCAAAAAATGGTCTTGAATTAGATGAGTTAAACATATGTCATCAAGATATAAACACGGTTCGTGATGATCCAAATCCCACTGAAGCACAATCTTTAGATTTCCTCTTAGGATTAAATCTCGATGAACGATGGTTTGTTTCGGATCGCTGTCCATTCGCGGCTCCTTTCATGCCATACGACCTGTAAGCCGTACCACAAACCAATCAGACCATACGGCCATAAAGCATTAGTTGAACGGTTCAGCAACAGCGCCACCCAAGAAACGGTAATCAGAAATAGGTTCGGCTTGTCGGCCAAAACCATGTAGTCGTATGACCTTACAAGCGGATTGAAGGCAGTTACCAGCGTCAGCCACGGCAGGCGGCGCAGCAGCACGAACAGCAACAGCGCCGCAAGCGCCAATGCAGGCACACCCCACAGCGAGAACGAATCGCCATTGATGCGCCCTTCCGCCGCCAATGCGCCAATCCATTCCGCCGGCCATTGCGGGCGGATGAGTAACGTCAATCCATACAGCATCGCCGCGCTGAGCACGAATCGCCTCTGCTCCTGGCGTGGCGCGGCAACGATGCCCGGCAGCGCAAATAGCAGCCAGTGCGGCTTGAGTGTCAGCAGCAGCCACGACCACCAGCGGTTGAGGCGCAACAGGCCAAGCCAAACCATCGTGAGTTGGCCGAAGCCGATCGTCACGATGAACGGCGCATACCACATCCAGAACAGAGCACGCCGGCGAAAGAGAACGATCAGGAGAACGAGCGAGATCAGGAGCACACCGAACACAAGGACGGGATAAGGCAGCGCAGACAGCGCTGCCCAAATCCAGGCGAACGGCAGAGGATACAGGCCGATGTACTCGCCGCGCTGCATCGCCTGGCCCCATCGGATGAACATATCCAGATCGAGCACTGTCACCCCTTCAGATCAGCGTTAGAAATCCCAATGACTCTCGATTCCTTCTCGAACACCTTGACTAACCAATGGTTCGGATTGAGGCATGGACAAGGTGTGTCCCTCAAAGGAATATCTTCGACCTTTTCAACGATCCATGAGAACCCACAAGGCATATGGATCGTGATAGGTAGCGTAAATGCCAAACCGATGACAGTATCTATCAAGCCTCACCCCGTCAGATGATGAGCGTCAGAATCCAGAACAGCAAGCCCAGGGATTGCAGATTGATCCGGCTGGATACGCCCAGGGCTGAGAGCGCAAAGCACAACGCAGCAGCGATAAGCAACAAAAGTGTTATGCTCATGTCTCTCCATTCTCCTTTGGCTCTTGCCGTGCGCTCTGGTTCATCGACGCCAACAGCGCGGACAGATCAGCGCCGGGTTCCTGTCCGTTGCCTCCCGGCGCGCCCATGTCGCCTGCCTTATCCAGCGCATCAGCCAGCCCCGACATATCCGTCGGGGCCTGAAGCGCCGCGACTACCTTGTCCACATCAATTTCAACGCCGAGTAGTTCAGCCGCGCGCGCCTCAAGTTCGACTGCTGTCTGAAGTGGAAGCAGCTTCATCGAATATAGACTCGTGATTGCTGTCGCCACTGCTGAAAATACAGTCGCCGCTGCTGCCGTATCGCGCGGACTGATTTCCGGCATCTGCACCGCGAAGGCATCGCGCGCCAGGACTTTGAGCGGCAAGCCTAGTTTGTCTACTTTCGGCTCGCCGTTCTCGTCCATCACTTCAACATATTCCGGTATGCGCTTCGCTTCGACTGCGCAATCGATCTGATATTGCAAGATGCGAATCAGTATCCGGCGTATGACGCCCTGCCGTGTCTCGAATCCACGGTAGGTCGGGCTGCCCTGTGCAGTCGCCGTTGCCAGATTCGCATCGCCACCACTGCCAAGCATATAGACCGGCAGGCGTGCGCCACCAGCGATGAAGCTGAGAATGACATCGTGCAACGATGCCCAATCGGCGCCTTTCAAATCGGGGTTCTGTGGAGTTAGAGTTTGTCCCTCGTTGTGGCTCCATATTCCCCCCGCCCTAAGACTGGCAACGAGTTTCTTGTTTTCCTTGTCGATTATCTTTTCGTCGGCACCCTGCACAAGATGATCCCACACGATGTCTTTGAGCAATGCCGCATGTTCAAGGAAGTCAAAAAACATCTGGTCGAAACGGTCAAACCAATCAAGCTCAGCCAACCCATCAGGCCGGCCTCGCATACCGATGCTGGTTTTATTGACCTGTGCCATGAAACACTGACCATCATATGGAATGTCCTTGACCAATTCACCCTCATGGTCTTGGTACATGATACCGCCGTGTGCTTCGCTCACACGCCAGGCGCGACCACGACAAACTTCAGTCGCTCGCGCATTCGACCAACCGGAAGCAAACTTGTCCGTCTGTCGATTGGTCTCAGTCACGCGCCAGCGGCGACGCGAGCGTGAAATCATGTCGCCCGATTCATGGCCGCGATTGACTGCGAACGATGACGATTTCACTCCGTGCAGTCGGCCCGTCTCAGGATCGATACAGACGATCTTGAGCAACCGCCCGCGCTGCTGCGGTTCGTTCGCCACCGCCTTTAGACGAACCGCGACAATCTCCTCACGGTTATCGGCATCCGTCACAATCTGGTCAACCTCTGCCGGATCGATTGCGCCGAGCTTGATTGCGCCATCGCCGATAACGCCATCCCAACGCACGAATGCCTCAATGAACAACTCACCATACAGACCCAGGTCGCGCACGCGCTGCGCGCCTTTGCCTTCCCAGTCATTCGTATCGTCGTACCAATGTGTATCGAGGATAGCCTGCACATCTTCGTTCTCTGCGGTGATGACTGGGCCATCGCCCCACACGTAATCAGTACGCGTATTGGCGATGGCATACGCGAGAGGGTTCGTTGCATATTGCCTATAGCTGCGTTCAATCGCGGCTTCCTGGCTGGTCTGCGTTTCGTCACGGATCGTGATACGAGCGCGATAGCCATGCCTGATCGGCTT